TTTTTTGCAGAAATAGTCCTTATAGTTAAGGAACTTGGAAAGATGTTGTGTGAAGTGTCAGCATCTGGTTGATTCCAAACAACAAGAAAACAATCATTTACTACAATAATATCTCCATTTTCGTTATTACCAAACCTAAGAAACCATTGTTCTCCGTTGTTTTCAGCAAAATTAAATGCACCATTAGATACTGGTATTGAGTTTGTTAATGCTATACAACTTTTTATGTTATTAGCAGTTTTACCAACAACATGAATTATGTCTCCAGCTTTCACTGTTTTATACAAAGTGGCATTTGACTGCTGACTTGTTACCCATGTGCTTGTGCTTGGATAAACTTTAGCATTACTAAAATCACTTTCAGTTAGAATTTTAGTTACATCATCAATAAGCAAGTCTTTCATGAAGGAAACATCTTGTTCTATACTTTCCACATTTAATTGAATATCAGAAATATCGTCTCTAATTTCATCAATGTCACCATCTATATGCTCAGAATTGATAAAGTACATACTTGTTGGTGTTCTATTACTGCTACTTGTAATCGATTGATCACAAACAACAACATATTTACACCAATCGGGCAAAACAACCTGTTTTTCAGCACCTTTATAAATCCATATTACAACAGTGCTAATGGTTGCATCGGAAGGAATATAATCTTGAGATGCAAGTTGACTTATAGTATATTCCCCATCATTTAGTCCATCCGGTGATTTTTTAAATAAACAAATATAAGTTTGATTACCATTATTAACCCCAGTAACTGCCACTTTAATTGCATTAGAAGGACGAGGTATAATATATGATAGCTTTCCTGAACCTCTCCTAATAAATGTATCTGAAGTTTCAGCGAGAGGATTAAAGTTTATAGAATAATCTGGTGTACCATCAATTGGCTTTCCACTACCAACTAATTCTTCACCGTTTTCTTCTGTAGTAAAGTATCCGTATAATTTTGCATTAAGTTCTTTCGCAGTCTCAGCACTTGCAATATTAGTAATGCCACCAGTAATAAAGTCATTGACAATACTTGTATCGATGACACTTTGTCCAGTAGCGAATGTAGCCGTTGAAGGTGTAACCTCAATGGGTTGACTGGATGAATCGAGTGCTTGCACCCAAGCTGGCGTTGAAAGTGTAGCATCCCAAATATAACGATATGTCTTGTCTGCCGTTGAATCATACACATTTGCAAAATCTCCAGTCTCACCCGTAGGGTATTTGACTTGCAAGTCAGACAGCGAATTGAAATACCCTTTGAAGGGATTAACAGCATCGGAACCATCAACACCTCTCGGAATAGTAAAATCAAGTACTGGAGCCGTTGATGTTCCACTATTATTAACACTTGCATTGCTACCTGCTGCTCCAGTTGTCGTAGTACCAACAGTAACTTGTTGCACAGCGGTGTCAGCCTTGCCTAACGATGTCTGTACTCCACTTGCCAAGTCAGTTGACGGGATGCCCGTCTGCGGTTTTTGATAAGCAGAAGCAGCTAACGCACCTTGCGCTGCAGTTGCAAGACCGAGTTCGGATGCACTCTTGTTTCCGCTTAAAGCAACTGAGTTGATTTGAGGCTTATTGGTCAAGTCGGCGTAATCATCAGTTCCTCCGCTTTCTTTGTTCACCCATTGCACATCATTGTCCGCGTTCGACTTCTTCGCAAGGACTTGACCTGTAGTTCCGCCAGAGGGGACTGATTGCTCGGCAGAAGCCAAGCCAAGGTCTTCTGATGTCATATTCCCAGCCAATGTCTCGCCGTTGATGCTCGGCTTGTCTGGAAGGTCGGCATAATACGGCGCAACGCCGCTACCTCCGCCTTCTCCGCTGCCAATCACCACTGACGCTATCTTTAGTTTTATCTCTGCCATTTTTGTATAGTTTTTAAGTTGTTTATTTCACGTTTTTGCTGTATCCCAATACCAATGCGAAAGCGAAGTTTCGCATGAACACGGAGCGCCTTGAGCTCCCGTAAAGCACCTCGACGGTATATGTTCCAGTGTCCATGACTTGCGTCACATTGTACGGCAATATGCAGTGGGCTATATTGTTCTCCGCCCTTTGGACGAAACCGTCTCCGTATTGTATGTTCCTTTCGGTGTCGCGTGAGTCGATTATCTTCAAACCCTCAAAGTTTCCGATGCTTCTTCCTGTCCTGTCCTTGTAGACAAACACCATGAACGGTGTGGAGTCATCAGAACCGACATTATAGGTTTCGTCGCCCTCCAAGAGGAAGTCTATCGTCTCGCCTGTGTAAAAGTTAGTTCCCATTTTATTGTGTTATTACGTTGCAAAAATACTATTTTTTTATAAAAAACATAAAATATGCTTTTTTTGGTTATAGTTTTTCAAACAATATAAAGTCCATATCGGGCACTGCTCCGATGCTGTTTCCTGTTATTGGCTGTTCTCCTCCAAGAACAACGCCTTCGTGTGCTTCGACAACCAATGACACCACATCGTTCGTCTCTGTCCCAGTAGACAAGGTTATGAATCCTGTCAAATACACAACCAAAGAGCCCATCCTGTTATGCACGTCGTTTGTTGACGTTATCATCCGCATCACATAAGTTCCGCCTGTTATATAAGTCCAAGCGTTACCACCGCTCCTTTTGAACCTTAACACAGCGCTCACGTCGGAATCGGAACTTATCGAAGAGCCATCGTACCAAACGTGGCGCATTACGGTTACCTTGTATTGTCCGGCAGGAATGTTCGTTGAACTTGAGAAAGTCTTTTGATGTTCAAATATTCCAGTAGAGCCAATGGATATTGTCTGTTGTTCAATCAAGTCGAACTTTGCGTTTACTGGTGCATACGAAACAACAGTTCCATTCATAGAAAGACCTGTTCCTCCAGCAACGGAAATGGTGTTTGCGGCGATGTATGTAGCCCAATCAATCAAATTAGTCCCGTCATAGAAATACAACGGATTGTTATCCTCCAACTGGAACTTGTACACCGTTGAGCCTACCGTCTTGCCAAGGTAGATGTAGAAATCACCTGAAACGAGATTGTTTGACGTGACGATTATTTCCGTTGTCGAGTCAGACTTGTAGTACGGTTTCCAATATCCGTTGTCTACGGAAACTCGGAGATACACGCTGCTTGTGCTTTGAGAGCCAAGGCTTATGCTTGAACCAGTGACAGCAGTGTATCTCGCATCCACATCTTCGTATGTGGCGTAGAAGCTCTTTGAAGTGAATGCTGTCGATGATGTGAATGGTGTCGCATCTGGATGATAGTATATCTTACAACCTATCGGGAACGAGATTGTCGGTGACGCGCTTGTCACAGGAGGCTTGCCGTTCAATCCTCCACCAGTAGTCAGAGATTCCATTGTGGAAGTAGCCCCTCCTTGCCAAACCGCAAAAGCACACAAAGAAAAAGGAGTGATGCCGTAAGCGCCAGAGTAACCGTTCAACTTCACCAGATTATTGTCGCCCTTGGAGTCTACATAAGCTTTGTTCGCTGCGTCGGTGCCAGATACAGGAGTTGCGACATTGCGAATCAACACTTCGTTGTCGTTCTCGTCAAAGAAAGATATGTTTTTTGTGTTGCTTTCCTCGCCAGCTTCAATATAGACATATTCGTCTGGCGAATCTACATCTCTTAAAATTACCTGCCCATTTATGTCAATGTTTGATAATACTTTCATGGCTTATTCTGTTAATACTACTTTGTAAGTTCCAGCGGGTATGTTCGAGGTGGAATTAATCTTGATTGTAATGGAATCGTCTCCAATAATCAGGTCTGTCAAGACTTCATTGCCAGTTGAAACTTCATAGACCGAGCAAGATGCACACAAAGCTGTAGTCCCTATTGTCCATGTGCAAATTCCGCCTGAAGGAGAAAGGATGCTTTCTTGCAGGATGACTCTCCTTGTAACCGCGTTTTCCAGCTTAATCTTGTCTGGCACCGACATCGCGCCAGGGGATATTGTCGTCGCCAAAGCCAAAGCAACACCGTTTGAGCTAACGGAAAGTCCGTTTGCGTTGTTCTGGTCTATGACGACCGACACCACATTTGCATTGCTTATGTCAATACCGTTCCCCTCCGTGTAAGCGTCAACAAGGTCGCTTACGAGTATGTAGATGTGCGAATCGGTCACAGCCGTTCCTGACTTGACATTCACCACGAAATCAAGGTACTTGCCAGCAGCGTTGACGGATAATGCCGTTGTGTGGCTTGTGTCTGTTGCGTTGTAATAATCGCCATTGTATTCGACAACATCGATTACGACGCCGCTCTTTACAAGGAAATCCTTCGGGATGGAGATTGTCCCAATAAGAGTGCCACCTTGTGAGAATGCGTATGTTTTCAATGTGTCGCCAGAGCCTGTTGACTCAACGATAGTCACCGCTCCTCCTCCACCGCCACTTGTTCCACAAGGAATCCATGTAGAACCATTGTAGAAATACATCGTGTTATCGGTCGTGTACATAAAAATCTGACCTTTTTTCGGATTTGAAGGTTCTGCGGCCAACGGCTGTACAACAGCGTTTTGCAACTCGTTTTTGTTGAGGTCTAAATCTGTTAGTAATTTTTTTGCCATTGTTTTTGTGTTTTAGTTTGTTGTTTTTAATTGAAGTATGCTTTTCCTCTCATAGGAGCAGAGAAGGACAATGTTACGGAGTTCTCATTTACATAGGTTATGTCGCCTATGATTTCAGACCCTGCGGTGTCAACTATTGTCACTGATGGGAACTTTCCAAGGTTATGGTTCACGGTCACAGAACTCTCCAATGTCGCCCACTCGTACACATAATTCTTGTCGTTGACATTTGAAGAAGATGAATCGCCTCCTTGTGATTGATACATGTCTTCCATATTCCTCGCCAATTCTACAAGCGAAGTGTCCATTCCTTGTATGATGATGTTACCCGACATGATGTGGTTGCTGTCCCTGCCTATGGTGCGACCTTCAATAATGTCTTGCGACTTCTTCACCTTGGAGTTTATCTTCGACGACAAAGAGCCGTCCAAGTTCTTGCCGTCCCTTCTCCTCTTCTCTTCCAAAGTCCTCGAAACAGAAAGTTCCTCGTTCATGTCGACGTTCAGTTCTGGAAGCGTTTCGTCATGCTTCATCGTGTAGGTGTAGCTCTTCACATACTGTCTGTATGTGGCGTTGTTGTAAGACACATACAAGACCGAGTTTTCATTAAGGTTGTCGTCCGTGTTCGGATTTTCCTCGACATAGATTCTGCTGAACTTTATCGAGAAGTTGAACTTCTGATAGTTGTGCTCGTACATATAGTTCACCAGCTTCCTCGAAAGCTCGTGCTCCGCACGGCGGAGGTATATCTGAGGCAGCCTTATGTTGGTCAGAACGAACTTGTCGGCGTTCTCCTCGTCCTGCTCTCCAGTGCTGTAATCGTCATGCACATCCGCTATCGACTTGGGTCTGATGTATTGGTTAAGTGTCGGGTCATTGTAGTTCGGTATGGATGAAGGCATCAGCGTGCCGTATGAGTCGGTGTCCTTAAACAAAGCAACCCATACATAGTTATCCGTCGTGTCTTGTTGGCTCTCTATGAACTTGCCGTTCGTCACCACATCACCCTCGAAATGGTTCTTTCCGTTCTGTTTCGTCGTCCCTACAAGACCTTTCTCCACGGATTCGCCCGTGTATTGGTAGCGCCTGAAAACGGCGATATTGGATTCATAGTAAGCTGGCGAGCTCCCTTCTATGACACCAAGACCAGCCTCGACTGGCGTGTAGCCGCTTTGCTGATTATTGGTGTTGTAGTACAAACCGATTAGGTTCGTGTATCTGCGAAGGTCGCCTCTATTGAACACCTTCGTCGCCGTGGCAAGCATGTCACCTCTATACACATCGTATTCCCACAACTGCACTGGGTTCTTCCTATAGTTCTCGTCAACGCCGATTCTGAAGTTGCAAGCACCGCAGTTGCCAGTGGTCATTGAAATAACCATATCCTCTTGCAAGGCAAGGTCAAATATGTTGAATCCAAGCGGACGCAGTTTAGCAAAAAAATACGGATGCTTGTACTCGCCGTTGTTGTCGCCGCTTTCCCAAATCTCGTTGTCGTCGTATGTGTCGTATGCGAACTCCTCGACCACATCTATACGAAGCCTTATGTAGTAGGTCTCGTTGTAGTCGTAGACCGAAGTGGCTTGCACAAAATTACCGTTTTCGTCTTGTATGAAATAGTTCTGGTATTGGTTCGCCCAATCGTCTATGACGAGTTTGTCGACAACGACGGCGACATAGTTTATCTGACCTTTTATCGAAGGCTTCACGTCGTCGAAGTTCTCGATGTGCTCATGCGGCAATTGCTGTATGTACTCGTTCTCGAAGTCGTAGTGTTTGTCGTCCGTGTCGGTCTCCTCTTCCTTGTACAAAGGGTTTCTGACGAAAGTGCCAACTTGCTGCTCGCCTATTGCGGTGTCCGCTATGCCTTCAAACATCACGCTGTTTTTCTTGTCCCAATAGTTGTGCGCGTTGTAGAACCTGCGTTCTCCGTCTGTCTTGATGAAGACCTCTGGCATAAGGTTAGGCAACGGAGTGACCCATTTCAAGCGTTGGAACTCAATCGCGTCAAAGATGTCGGTATTATATGTAATCCCCTGACCATTTACAGGCCAAATGCCGCCATAGTCATTCAAGTTTACTTTCTTGCCGTTGATGTACCATCCATCGTTTTGATAGACGGAAAGTTTCATGTCAACGAACTTATTTATCCAACTGCTTGCGCTAATCAAAGGATTTTCGGAAAACACAGTTGTCGGCTGCCCGGTCTGTATGTTATTTGCATCTGATGTTTTGCACTCATATATGACACCAGAGGTGATGTCTTTGTAAAGCATACCAATTTGTCTCGGTATTGGACTTACTTTCTCGGTCTCATTCCCGTTTACAACCCCATATCCAGCGTCGGTCGGATAAAGGTAATGGTCTACTCTGTCGTTTTGACCCATAACAACCGTGTCTCCAAATACGGCAAAAGGCACAAGGTCGTTGTATGCGTAGAAATTTTCTCCGACATAGGCATTAAAAGCGTGATAATAATGCGTCAATCCTGTTTGCGGGTCTGTATATGTGCTTGGTACATTTTGATTTGTTATGGTTTGTGCCGTGTAACGATAGCCTTCGTAATCAAACCAATCCACAACAGGAATTGAATTGTATGGAATATTATATTGAATTTCAAGCAAATACGAATACCCTCCAATGAGCAAAGGTGAATTTGTAATATCTTCACCATCTTTGTTAATCATCATTGTCTGAAACTCGTCTGGAGTAGAGTAAGTTTCCCATGATTTGTATTCGCTTACGAGAACGCCCCATACATATTTACCATAAGCATTTTTCATAAACGGGCCTCTGTACAATTTTGCGCTAAATGAACTACATCCGCTTTGTTGTTGATGATAGTCCAAATATAGCGTCATGCTTGGAGCCCCCAACGTCATATCCTTGGTTTCTCTTATATAATATTGAACAAATACTGGCCAAGGATTAGGAGAGTGAGGTTGCGCCGAACCTTTATAGTCATAACTCGTCCCATATGATATATGCTTTAAGATTCCTTTCTTTATCGGAACGCCTATGCGATTCTTGAGATATTTTTCATAACGGATATAATCCTCTGTTGTAGAGCCTTCATCTGTAGGATAGTTAATCACGGCGTCTTGCAGAGCAACTCCTTTCCTTGTCAATATCGGCTTAATCCAACCGTCTGGACATGGATTCGGGTAATACCAAGGTATATTCTCCGAGCTTCCTACACCAGTGATACGAGTCACAATCTTGTCTGTGGTGTTCGTCTTGGTCTTTGACAGCAACTCATCGTTCACGCCGTAGTCAAACGGATTGTCCGTCGTCGGTATCCCTTCATCGTCACGGACGAAATCACCAGTCAGCGGGTCAATGTCCGCAAAGTCGTGCTCACAGTCGGCGACCATAATCAAGGTGTTGCCAGTGAAGCTGCCGCTTGAATCCTTCTCTTTAACGATGTAGTATTCCAACTCGAACGTGTCGTGGAATTGCTGCAAAGCCTCGTGTATAGTGTTGTTGTCGAAAGACAGCAACTTCTCTTCCGACGAAGAAAGGTCTCCGTATTTGTCTTTCCCGATAACACACTTGTACCCTACAACGGTGCATTCGCCGTTATCGTTCTCGTATATGTATTCAAGCAAGTAACGGTTATAGTCGCCATGAAGCGCGGCGTATATAGACTGTCCAAAAACCTGCATCTCACCACCGTTTGCAAATACAACGCCTATAAGCGAAGACGGATTGACATTCATCATTGTCCACTGCTCGTAAGTGAGATATGGAACAATGTTTGACGGACTGGTAGGGTAGCCGACATATTTCCTCACCAACGACGCCAAGCCGCTCCTTATGAGGCTTGCGTTGATTCTCTTCACGAGTTCGTTTATGTCGCCATAGAAACTGAAAACGGAGTTTTCCGACACTGGCTTCTCGTTGATGAAAGGCTGCACCACATCGTAGAAGTAGACGCTCTCCAGCACAACGCTTTCGTCGATGAAGTCCATGTCGTACTTGTACCTCGCGTCCTCGTTCGATTTGCTTGAATCTGGAATTTGTCTGAGATGGAACTTAGAGCCGTTGAACACCACATGGCACTCTTGTGTCCAAAGACCGTCCAAGGTTGAGCCGCTTGCGTATGCGTAGCGCATCACGCCTTGCGCAGAAATGGTAGGCGCAGAACCCATTCTTGTCGCGCTGTATGTAAAGTCGAAAATCTCCAAAGGGTCGCCAAGATAAGGGAACTCCCTGTCGTACACCCTATGGTATGTGAATATGCCGCTTGTAGGCTCCCATACACGGCGATACGAGCCGTCGGCAAGTCGGTAAATCTTGTTGATATTATCCAGACTCGGCGGCACGCTGTTCACCAAATCGGAAAGGGTTGCGAACACTTGCGGCTCGCAATCCTCGTCCTTTATCGGAACCATCACCGTAAGAAACCTTTCCTTTGCCATCTGCTACTTCTTTTTTAGACCGATTACAAATACCGCAATTCCGAACAGCACTGACAGCATAAACAAGCCACCGCAAACCATAAATGTCTTTTGAAGCCAATTTAGTGGCTTGACGACCGTTTTCGTATCCGTCTTGACAATCTCTATAGGTTTCTCCACATAAAGCCTCACGGTGTCCGTTTTTACTCTGTCTACATACTTTGTTGTTGTTATCTTCATAAAGACAGTGTCGCCTTTCACATATTCGTGTGTGGTGTGCTCGACAAAAACGCTGTCGCGTTCCGTCTTGGTGATGTATGTCGTGTCATGGATTGGGACTGGTACTTCCACCGTCTGGATTGTACGGCACGAAGCCGCTGCGAGAGCGAGACAAATCAATGCTGCCCACACAGCGGCTCGTCTGCCGCGTAAAAAACCAACATTATGAAAAGAGACCTTATTTCGCATTGTCGTATCTGCTTTTGCGCTTGAATCCGTTTTCCGTCAAGAATGATTGGTACTCTCCGTTGAGAAAGGAAACCATGTGCTCCTGCCCTTCACTTAGGCGTTTGAGTTCCTCTCCTTGCCGCTTCATTTCCTCACCTTGCTTCTCTTGGATTTGCGCTATTCGTTTCTGCTCGGCAACGACCTCGTTGAGCTGCTTGATGATGTCCTCGTTGTCGATGCCGTTCTTCTTCGTGGCAATCAATGTCTGCTCTTGGAGTTCCTGCATCTGCTGGAACATCTCCTTCGACTTCTCCATGAAGAGGTCGCCAAGTTCTATTTGCGCCTTTTGTGCGTCAACACTCGAAGTTTTAACCTCGTTTTCCTTCATCTTAACCTCTTCTTCTTTGAGTTTCTTGTTCTCCTTGCGGTACTTGACATTGTTCCAAGTCTCCCACGAGAAGACCACACCAATCACGGCAAGTATAATTGAGTTCCAATCCATTGTATTTCAGAGTTTTGTGTTTTGTTGTTTCTTGTTTTGCTTCAAATGTTTACACTTGCAAAGATAAGCATATTTTCAAAAAGTCAACACTAATCTGCAAAAACCTTGATTCCGTAGCCGCCTTGCGAGTGTCCGCTCTTTGTGACGGACTGCAAGAGTTGGTGCGTGGCTTGCGTGTTGGCTGCAATCAATGTCAATTGTTGCAACTGAGGATTCGTGCTGTCTCCACCCGCTCCAAGTATCTGAGCGATACGAGACACATTCATGTCGATGTTCGCTGTGTAACCTCTTACAGAGTTCCAATACGCTTCAAGGATGTTCGCTTGCTCTTCGGTCATACCTTGGATGCCAGCTGCGAGACCGCTCAAGCCTCCCTCACCCTCAAGACCCCATGTCCCAGCAATTTCTTCGAGTACTTGCGACAACTGCGGGAAGATAACTGCTGCGCGCTCCTTGATGTTAGCCAACTCGCTTGCGAGTACATTCGCGCCACCGAAGCCATACTGGTCTACGGCTGAGTCAATCTGACGGAACAATGGCTTAAGCATCCTGCTCGCAACACGCATCGTGGCTTGCTTCACGAACCAGTCGTTGAGGAACTCGTCGAAGTGTTCTTGCAAGCCTTGCAGACCGTCGCCAGTCTCCAAGAAAGCGGACTTCCAAGCGTCAACGAAACCTTCGGCTGCGCTGCGGTAATTGTCTTTACCGATGCCGCCGAACACCTCGATTTGCGCTTGCTTGATTTCTTCAAGTTCATCCAACGCTTGCTGCTTGGCGTCCTCAGCGGCATCAATGACCTCTTTGCGTTTGTCCTCGCTCTTGTAGTCTTGTGCCGCCGCTATTTGATTGTTCGCCTCTTCGATTTGCTCGTTGAGGTTCTGCACTTCTTGGTTGTATTCCCTAATGTACGAAACCGTGTCGAAAGTCTTCTCAATGGACTTCTCCAAACGGTCGTAGGCTTTCTGCAAGTCATCGACTTTTTCCTTGCTCTGCTCAATTTCCTTGTCAATTCTCGCATCGTGCATCTTTGCTATCGCTTGCACAATCTTTATGATTACGCCAAGGACAACCATTGCAAGTTGCAGACCATTGGCGGTGAACAAACCAGTTGCGAGACCAGCTTTCTTGGCGGCTGCGTTTGCTTGTTGGTATGCTTGTATTCCGCTAACGAGGTCGGTCAATGCCGAAATCGACGTGTCGCCAAATTCCTTCCATCCATCCGTAAGGGTAGAAGTAGAGTCGCTGAAATAGCCAACCGTGTCCATCACTCCGTCGAAGATGCCGTTGATTGATTGCGCCCATCTCTTTGCCGCCTCCCAAGTGTCGTTCCAAGCGTCCTCCAAGTCCTTTTGCGCCTTGACAAGTTCCTCGTCTTTGACGATGACACCTTCCAAGTCCTTGATTCTTTGTTTTGCGTCGTCACGCCTTTTTTTCAAGTCGGACAACGAAAGACCTTTGTACTTGCTTCCTCTCTCTTGCTCGTCTATTGTCGCTTGTCCGCTTAAAATACGCACAATCTCTGCCCAATTCTCCACTTCCTTTTTAGCTTGGTTGGCGGTTTCGGTCAAGATTCTCCGTCTTTCCTCCGCTTCTTTAGTTCCGTCTGACCTTGTGTCAAGCGAAGGCAGAATCAAGGAAAGTGCTTGCTCTGACCTCGCCAGTCTTGCTTTTGCCTCTTCAAGCATAATGCCTTGCTTTTCGAGTTTCTGACGTTCCTCTTCGAGCATTATCATCCGCTCCAAGTCTTTTTGCTCTTGCTCGTCTTGCGCAAGTTTCTCTTGGTTGGCGGCAATCCTTTCGTAGACATCCTTGATTTCTATGCCTTTCAGTTTTTCTTGCTCTTCACGGATGCGCTTCAAAGGAGGTATGCGCTTCTTTTCAAGTTCGTCAATCTTCTCCAATGCGTTGACGACTTCTTTCAAAGCCCTCGGTGAAAGGTTCTCTGCGTTTTCACGCATTTCAACGAGTTTCTTCCGCATCACTTCCAACGATGCGGAGCCTTGCTTTTCCAAGTCCTCCATCATGCCGACATAGAACTCAGAACCCTTGAAGTCTTCCCAATCTTGCTTTCTCGACTTCTCCAAGAACTCACGATTCAATCCTTCCCTGATTTCGCGCTTTTGAGGCTCTTTGATTGCCGTTTCTGCTTCGAGAGCAGCAAGTTTACGGACATAATCCATTTCAATCTTGACACGCTCGCTGTACTGCGCTTCAAGGTACTTTGAATAATCCTTCAAGCGTTCCTTTTGTAGTTTGCGTTCAAGGTCGTCAATCTTGTTGAGGAACTTCTCGTAGTCCTTGAAAGCCTCGTCGCTCAACTGACCGTTCTCGTCACGCAAGCCCATGTACATCTGAGAAAGCCTCTTCCTTAAATCCTGCAAATCGGTTTCTTCGATGCCCCACATATCAGCAGCAAGACCTTTAGGAAGATTCAGTTTATCGAGTTCAAGCGTCAGTTCGTAGTCACCGAAAGCCTTCTCCATCTGCTTGCCGAAGTCCTCGCGGATGCGGACGGAAATATTCAATTCAACAGTGGATTCTCTTTCGCTAATGGTCTTTTCAAGTTCGTCAAGCATCTTGCTTGGTATTCTTCCTCTGAACATCTTCAATGCTTCCGCGACGGCTTGGTCGCTTGTGAAGTCAATGCTTGACATGTCAAAAGGCATACCTGCCGCTTTCCATGCGTCTTGGAAGGCATCACGCACCTTTTGTTCCGACTTGGCATAACCATAGACTGACTTGGACAATTCGTTGTATTTTTTGTTCATGTCTTCAATCAGTCTGATACGTTTCCGCCATGCGCTTAATATCGCCTCTTCTGCGGCAGGGTCGTAAGTTGGCTCTTCTTTCTTTTTCTTCAGACCAAACTTTACATCAAGACCGTAGTTCTCTTTGAATTGTCTGATATATTCGTCAACAATCTCCTGTGCTCCTTGCTCTGTCTGTGCTACACTTGCTGCATCCGCAAACGCTTGGCTTAAAGCGTATCCAAGTTCACCCATCACAACGGTTCCGTCGTCTTTGATTGTATAAAGCATTGATTGGATAACATCCGCATTTTTCTTTATGAACTCTTCAGAAGTCAAAGCCATCTCGCCAGTGAAACCATCGGATAACTTTGTCATTGTGGTCAAATAGTCTCCAAATAGTTTATAGTCATCCTTGATTTCATCAATCACCTCTTTTCGAGTCGATTGTAGTTTACGATTCCCAACGATTGAACTTAACTTAAAATCATCACCTCCAATATTAAAGAATGAAAATTTTTCTTTTAATGCTTGTGGTGCAAACTCTTTTCCTAATGCTGTTTTTATTGTAGTCTTATAATATTCTTCAAGAGCTTTGTCGTATTCTTGAACCGATGTTGCAGAAGCTATCTTTTTTAATGCTTCAAGCGCTGGTGTAAACTCTGTTCCTAATTTTCCACTTTCTAAAGCATTGTTTACCTTTGAAACAAGTCTCGCCGCTTCGTTTGTATAATTTGCAAGTTTTATTTGTTGCTTTTTTATTTCTTCATCAAACTGCGAAGCATCTTTCTTCAACGATTGGTTGAAGAAACCAGCCTTTGCCCGCTCGTTGAGTAAAATCTGCAAACGCAACTGCGCATTGTACTCCTTCATTGAGTTTGTCATGGCGATTATTCCATTGTTGGCTATCGTCATGCCGCTTGCGACATCAGGGTAGTCTCTTTGCAACTCAGACAAGATTTTTTTGTTTTCCTCTTGTGCTTTGTTATGCTCCTTTGTGGATTTGCTGCTGTCTTTCAGTATGGCGTTGTTCTTTTTGATTTTGTCCTCATAAGAAGTCATACGATACTGAGTTTCCAACAACCGACCGTTCATCTCGTCGTATTCCTTGTTTACCTCACGAACAGCCTTCGCATGGTTCCAAATAGCGGTTCCTGCTATAGTTAATACTTCAACCAAAAGTATCCAAGGATTAGCTGCCAATGTGGCGTTCAGTTTCTTGAACGTAAGATTCAGCCTCGCTCCTGCACGTGTAAGCGAGTTCACGTTCTTGTTCATCGCTATCGCTCCTGCATTTGCATAGAACAAACCGCGAGCAAACTTATATACGCTTGCTATTAACAATGGGAATGCAATGGAATCCAAAACAGTTTTCCATTCCCTCCAATTTTTGACAATATTGTTAAGAAGTCCGACAAAAGTGCGCAAAGTCCCTTGGTTAGCCTTTCCAATACTATTAAGCATTTGGTCGTAGGCGTCATGCAACTTTGCAATCTGACCTCTTACGGTTTGTGACTGTACATATTGCATTTCGTAGAAAATGCCGCCTTGGTCAGTCATGCGCTTGAAGATGGCTTCCACATCTTCAAACTTGACCATGCGCTTAGTAACCATTTCCATCACCTTTGCGGTGTCGTACATGCCTTCCCTTGTCTCTGTGAAATATTGTGACAACTCACCAAGAATGTTCACGCCAGCCTCTGTGAACTGACGGATTTCCGAAGCACGGAGATAGTTTGCTGCTTTCACTTGACCGTAAGCCAAAATCAAGCGTTGCATATCCACGCCAAGACCAGCGGACACATCGGCAAGACGCTTCGTGGTGTCAAACAACTTGTCGGTCTCGATACGGTATGCAGCCAACTGCTTCGTGTATTTCGTCAATTGCATTGCAGTAAACGGAGATTGCAATGCCGCTTGCATCGTCTTGTCCCAAATTTCGTCTGCAAGTTGTTTGTTCTGCAAGATGGAACGCAATGCTACTTGTTGGCGCTCAAACTCACCTCTCGTCTCGATGAGTTTCTTACCGAACTGAGCCAAGCCACGGACAGAGAAGGCTACGCCGAAAGCAGAGGCAAGACGCTGAAGGGTTGGGAGCATACTATCGAGAGTTCCTTTTTGTCTTTTAATTTCGTTGTTGTTTTTTTTGTATTGTGCTTCTTGCTTCTTTAATTCATCTGTAACTTTTTTTTGAGCCTCCAAACTCTCTTTTGTGACGACCTTCTCCGTCATCTTTGAAGGTGACGAGTTGGCTTTGTTAATAACCTCTTGTGCATTGATTTGCTTCAATAATTGAAGATATTCACGAGCGGCTTGAACATCTCTAAAATCATTCTTCCAATCGTTATTTCGTATTTTTAATCCCAAAAACCTTTTGTTTGTTGTTGCTTTTTCAAACGACTTTTCAGTTTCTGAAATTTGTTTTCGTAGTTCTTTTAATTGCTCTTTTGTTATCTTGCTAAAATCAATTTTCCTAATTGACTCAGACCAAGATTTAATAAGCTTTTCATCAAAAGTAGCATCGCAATCGTTTTTTAACTTTTTCAGCCATTGGTCAAGGTCGTTCAGATGAGAATTTAGGTTTTGAAGTTCTTGGTCAAGATTTTTCAATTTGCCGTTATCAAGTTCAGCCATTATATGTTCTCCTATATTTTATTCGTTTGGAAATCGTATTTTCGTACCAAGGTCGTTGTTAAGTTCCTCAACGCTCATGTTGTTAATATCTAAGGTCTTGAAACCTTTGTTTTTCGCTTGATTCTCGCTAAGGTAGTTCACGTGCGAGTTGTCCATCCCCATTATCTTTATCATCGGTATGCTGTACTTCCACAAATAGTCTTCCATCGTCATAAATGGATTGGCTTTGAGGAAGTCCACCATGTCGCCTATCTCGCTCACGGAACGGATTATCTCCGTCCTTGAGTCTTTGTCCTCGTCCTCTTCTTCTCCGTCACGCTCGCTCTGAATATCTGGAGCATACCCAGAGCCTCCATAAAAAAAGACACGTCGACCATCTGCAAGCAGTCGAGCATGATGTGTGCCATGTCCTCCTTGTCCGCTGACCACATTATCGTGTCAACAGTCCTCTTGAACATCTTGCTGTAGCCTTGGTTCGGGTCGCCGTTTTGATATATCTTGTTCTTGTCGTTCAGCAAGGCAAGCGCAAGGACGTTGCACAACGCAGGCATCGAAACGAGCAACGCCTTCAACACGTCGCCGTATGTCGCGCCCTCTTCCTTGTTCACCTTGCACACCTCCTGCACGATGAGGTACTGCGTACCCATCCTCAGCGGTCGCATCTCCCATTCCGTGCCAGCCAACTTCTCCATTGTCGGTGCATCGGAAAGTATCTCAGCCAAGCGGTTCTGTGCCTCGTCTGAGACTTTCAAAGCCTCTTGTTCCTGCTGTTTAAGCCTTTGCTTAACATCTGATTTTGCCTTGATTATCGTCATCTTGTTAAAGTATTAGTTCAACCGCAAAGATAGTGATTTTATTAAAGCGTAGCCCAAGTTCCTTCAATCGGGTTTACCATCGTCTCGTTCGACACGTTCCCGTTTGTGAAGTTTATAGTTGTGTATATATGCTTTTTGCCGTTCACTTCTTTTCTGTAGTACATCGAAGTCATACCCTTCGGAACAAACAAGACAGGCGTGTAAGGCGTATAGGTCGTACCTTGCGGGGAAGAGAACTGCAAAAGGTGGTTCATAGTGTTGGCGTCCTTTATGCAACAATTCAAAGCCAGAGCTGTGCCTGCAATGTTGCCCTGTGAAGCCCTCGTCTTCAACTGTTGTATGAAAAGCTTGGAGTTAAGTTGGACTTTCGGCAAAATCACGTCGGGCAAAGAAGCGTCGGCGAAACGTATTCTGACAAGCGCATATCTCTGAACGAAGTCGTCATTGAAAGCGGCAGCACCGTTCACAGCGCCGTTGTATCCGTGCCCTACCATAACACCGAACAATGACTGCAAGACGCTGTTCTGCAAGTCAAGACATTGAGCTGTGAAGTTGTACTTCGACCCCGACACGCTTTCAATCAAAGGCGAAGCCTTGAACTCGTTGTACTTCGCTTCAGTGTTGCCGTCGGACTGTTCTATCGTGATAGAGTCGCCTATGACAGCCGAAATGTCGTACACATCGCCACCGAGGACATAATCCTCGACAGATTGGTCATAGACATACGGCACGGCCATCATCGAAGCGGCTTTCTTCAACACTATCCTTCCATCGTTAGTCGTAATTAGTGACATTTTGTTTATCCTTTCTTTTACTGAAAAAGGGAACGGTACTAAGACCATTCCCTTTCCCTTTGAACTTAGAATTCTGTTCTTACCGATTAGGAAGCGGCTGCGATAGTGATGTCACCATCAGCCGTCAAGGTAACAACAGTGCCTCCGCTGATGGTTGAGCCAGACTGTGTAGCGCCAACAGTGAAAGCCTTGCCGTCCTCGGCAAAGAAAATGCCAGTCTCGGTAAGAGAAGTGGCAGTGCCGAGTTTTACAGGCGTGGCATACAGCACGCCGCCAAGCTCGCCACGGGCAATGTCGGTACGCAAGTTCTCAAAAGCCGTCTTGCTGTCCATCTTCACCTTCGGCATGACAATGTTCTTGCCGATTCCGCCAAAGCGAAGTACGATAGTGCAGAAAAGCTCAGAGTATTGCGATGGGGCGACTGAGAAACCGTCGGTATCGGTGTCCCACCCGAACAACGTCGCCATGATGTCGTCTTGGTAGTCCAAGCACTGCATGGTGAGGTTGCGGTTGCCCAAGGAGATGTTCTCGTCCAACGGGTCGTCACCGAACTCCCACGGAATCTCGGTACGGTCTGCGTCGTCTTGTGTCAACGAGAAAGTGTCGCCAACGATGTCATGGATGTCATAGCCGTCAGTGCCAGGAGCACCTTCTGACCACGGAATGAAGACCACAGAAGTAGGGTCTTGGAAACGAACCTGACCAGAGTTAATTTTAGTAAGTGCCATAGTGTTAATCCTTTCTTATTTTATTGTTATACTTTTGTTTATTAGCAAGTTATTGTTAGGTTGAAATAGACGAAGTTGCGATGCCAAGCGATGCTGTTGTCGAAGTCAGAACCGTTGGAAATGCGCTCGACGGAGTAGTGTTGGTCTGAGATTGAACCGAGGACATCACACAAACTGTTTTCCATCTCGTAGAGCTTCGGCACATTCTTAGTGCCGTCAGCGTTTGGTCTCGCGTAGAGGAAAATGTAGACTGTCGCCTTGCTGTACACTCCGTAGTCAGTCATGGGCAGGTCGCAGTCAATGAGCACCATGTCGTTCCATTCGTTGCCTATTGCCGAAGGCAAAGTGCCAGCGAAGGTGTGGTCAGATACGGCGCCGTTCAAGACGCTGTAGAGGTACTCCTCGACCATACTTGTGTTTGCGTGTCTGTTAAGTTCTCTCATTACAATCCACTTTGTTTGATTTCTCTTGCTCCTGTGCTTTCAAAGATGTATCCGTAGATAGCCTTGCCTTTTTGCGAGTCGGGTCTTGCCTTCATTAAAGCGCCGCCTATTCTGCTTATTCCGTATTTCAAAACAGCAAGATTGTATCCGTAATAAATTCGAGCGTTAAAACTTGCGAAACCTCCGTTTGCTTCAACTCGAACTGCATAAGGCGCTGTCGCTGCGATAACGGCTGTGAATCTTGAATCGTAATACGGTTCGTATTCGCTCAAAAACTCCACAGCCCTTTGGTCTAAGTCCCAATCGTGTTCAACTAAGGGAGGCGCTTCTTGTGGTTGCATACTGTCAAAACGATAGTATTTTCTGTCCCAATTACCATCCTTGAACACAGCGAACACCGTGCTGCGAACCAAGTCTGATGTTCGGTTTAAATGCTCTCTCCTGACCGTGGAGCGGTGCTTGGAAATATCTTCCTTGCCTACTTTCATGATTTGGTCGACAATCTTCTTGTCCCAATACCCCTTCGTGAAATACTTGTCGTCGAAGCCAAACAAACGGTTGATGTTCGTGTGTATCCTTGACACAGTACTCTGATGGTAGACATCACCGAAAGGGATTTCAAGAAAGATTCCTCCAATCATACGTCCGTAGCCTCCACCCTCGCAAGATAACCTCGGCAGTGGTGAGGAACGACGTCGCTCCCGCGCTCCGTGTAGTTCTCGAATGTCCCCAACTGCGACGGAAACACGCCTATGACCTTTCCTGCCACAAGCAATCCGTATTGGTAGCCTCGGAACATCATGCCACGCTGCACGGGAACGAAATCCTCGTCACCGTCGAAAGGGACATATACGCCATAGACAGCCTTTGAAGTTTGGGTCGCACGGAAGTTCGCGTCCTCTTGTATGTCGCAAACCACCTCTGCAACGACCTCCTCGGTCACTGGCGCAAGCAACGACGAAGTGTCCTTCACGGCACGGTAGAAAGTGCCAGTGAAAGGATAGTCCTGCAATTCGTCCCTGTCGATGTAAGCCATTGGTCGTCCTATTTTTAAATATCGTTACGGAAGAACACTCGCGCCGAGTTGTCTGGCAACTGGTCTATCATCGGGTCGTCGTACTCCTCGTAGATTCCCCTAAGCCAGTCGAGAATCTCGTCCTTGTTGTACATGGTCTGCGAGCCGACGCCCTTCTTGTAACTTCCGTGCGATTGGTCGTATGAAGCCCACACATTGGGCGAGAGGTACGCCGTGAGCAACAAGTCGGCTGTAATGAGGTCACGGTCACGCTTAGTAAGTTCGTCGTATTCCGTAACCTCTGCGACCCCCCTCTCCAAGGCGATGCGAACAAGCACCGCCTTGTCGAAGGTGAATCCAGTCAAGCCGCTCATGTACTGCAAGATGTCAAACTCGATTGCCGCCATGCTCGTCTATTCCTTTCCTTTTTCAATTTAGTACCAGTTGCCGTTGGCGCTGGCAGTGCCAGTGGTCAGCATGAAGTGGTACAGGAACTCGTCCAGCGAAGGCGTGGCGGAGTAGATGTAACGGGTACGGTACTCCAAGTCACGACCGTTCGGCCAGATGGTGTTGTTGAGGTAGCCCAAGCCGCCGAGAGCAGGGACATAGTAGTCCTTGATGGCGGGGTTGGAGTAGCGGTCGTCGAAATACTCGGCGTCCAAGATGTCGGTGTGGCGCATCATACCAGCGCGACCGAGAGGACGCAGAGTGACGATACCAGTCTTCCAACCACGGACAACGCCGTCGAAAGCGTCGTACTGTGCAGTGTCGTGGACATACACGGTGATGTTGTTCAAACGCTCGTTGAGCATGTCCAGAATCTGCTGGTCGGTGTACGACATCGCAAGGCTTGCGGAAGCCACGGCATCGTTAAGAACGATGGCGGGGTTGGTGCGGTAGAACATGGTGGTCATCACCTGCTTGTTCTTCTTGACATAGTTGTCCCAAACAGCCTTGGGCATGTCGAGCTGCCACTTCCAGTTCTTGGCGAGCTTGGTGTTGACTTTCTCGACGAGGCGGTTGAGCGAGTCGATGAGCAATGCATCGGTGTCAGCCCAAGTGGTCTGAACCTCCGAACTGCCAGAGAGCTTGAACATGCAAGCACCGAGGAAGTTGGCGGATGGGATGTCTGCCTTGTGTATGCCAGCGTGGATACCAGCGCCCTTGTCGTAGTAGATGTAACCGTTGGTCATGAGCTGCTCGCCCATGTTGGTCAAGGTCATGTTCATGCCGTCGATGAAGACTTGAACCTTCTCGGCGTATGAGGCGATTAGTTGGGCATCGTATTCGCCGTAGCGCTCACGCAGTTGCTCGTAACGCTGCTTCTTGTCGAACATCGTAGCCTTCGTCTCATGGAAGTGACGGGTCGTGAAGTGGGCAATCGGCACGGTGTAAGCCTTGGCGTTCCCTTGCTCCATCGGCATTGAGTCGCCGAGAGGGGCACGCATGTCGGACATCACGCCCTTGTCAATCTCACGCATCATTGCGTTGACGATGGCGAAGCCTTTCTCGTCGTGCTTGGTGATTTCGGGGTCGATGGCGAAGTCCTGCTGCCAAGCGGCGAAGTTCTTCACATCAACCAAGTCAGGGTTGTTCAACACCTCGTTGACAACCACGCGGCCTTCGGGACTCCAAATCTGGAAGAACGAAGACTCTGAAAAATCGGGATATTTATGTGCTGACATTGTAGTAATCTCCTTTCTTATTTAATTATCCTTCAAGGGTGGTTACACGAGTGTCGAGAGCGGCGATGTCGGCTGCTTGCGAAGCGGACTTCTTGCCGTTCAACTGCCAGTTGACGTGATACCAGCCAGGCACGTTGCACATGTTCAAGTCGAGCACGCACTGGGGCATGGGCGACATCTTGTGAATCCACATCAAGCCACCGAGGGCAGGAGTGTACTGGTAGCGGGCTTTGTAGAAGTCCGCATCAGTCACGGCGGTGATTTCGCCAGTGGTTCCGTCACGGGTCACGCCGACATCGCTGATGTTCTCATCCTCGATGAAGTCGGTGTCGCAGTCGAACACGCCGTTGATTGTCTGGACAAGCATCTTCTTGTCAGAGCCAGCGGCTTCGGCTTCGACCATGATAGCGCCCTTGGTGATGGTCAGAGCGGAACTGATGGTCAGTTGCCACACATTGACGGAAGCGCCGCTGATAGTTGCGGTCGTGGCGGTCACGGCGGTCACGGTGACGGCTGTGCCAGTGCCACCGATGACTGCAGGGGCGACCATAAGGACATCGCCCACAAACGGCTTGTGACGGAACTCGTCACGCACGATGTAGACCGTAGTGGTGTTGCTGACGGCATCGGCTACCTCAAAGGTACGCAGGATGTAAATTTCGGGGTCGAGCTTGTCGCTACCAGTCTTGGGACGGTATTCGAGCAAGTCGCCAGCCCACATCTTTGCACGACCCTTGGGAGGGTTCATAACCTTGCCGCCGAAATGCGGGTAAACCAAGTCGTCATGGTTGCCCACAAGGTTCACGAAGACATTGCGGTAGCCACCAATCTCCCCAGACTTCTGGATGAGACCGAGACCACGGAAATGTCCGATTGGATTGTTCTGGATAGGCATAGTGTTAATGTTTAATTATTGTTGTTAGTTGTTGTTGACCTTACGGGGCTGCCGCCAGCAGTCGCAGACAGAGACTTCTTAATCTTCGCTGCCTCGGCAACCGTGTTTTTCACATACTTGGTGTCGGAATCTTCGCCGCCATCGGTGGATTTCGGTGTGACCTTGCCGCCCTTTGTATGCGTCTTGTTGTAGAACGCCACATAGTCCTTCGCCTTGGCTTCGACATCAGTGTCAGCCGTGACGTTGATTTCGGCGAGGTAGCCCTCAATCCATTCGTTGTCCTTGATGTCCTCTGACATCTTAGCGATGAGTTGCTTGCGCTTCTCGGCAACGGTGTCAGCCGTCTCCTTTGCCGCAAGTTTCTCCTCCATCTTGGCGATTTTCTCCATCATCGCCTTGATTTCCTTGTTCTCGTTCCCGTTGCCGTCGCCATCATCACCTTCCTTCTTTTGTGTCGACTTTCCGTCGACTTTCTTCTGAAGTTCGTCGAGTTGCGACTGCATCTTCTGAGCGACCTTGGAGTTCTCGCTGTGCGTCAAGCCGATAGAGGTCTTCACCTGCTTGAACACTTTGGCTACGAAATCCTCCAACTCCATCTCACTGTCTTCCCCAATCAACTCCAAGCTGTTGTCTACAGCCTCGGAGATGGTACGACCAAGGTCAAGTTCTTTGTCCTTGGTTGGGACTTTGGCTTCAAGTGCTTTGATAGCCTCCTGTTTAGTGAACTTAGTCATGTGAATTTACTTTTAAAGTTAGTTGAACATATTTCGGTGCAAATATATGTATAATTTTCAATAAGTTACGCAACTTTATTTAAAGTTTTGGTTACGGTAAAGGTTAAGTTATTGTGTCATAATGTTATGAATTTTTAAATAATAACATTTATTTATAGTAAAAGTTCGGTTTTTCAACGATTTTCGGCTGTCACTTGAAGTTTTACTTTAAGTGCTTTCTCTTGTTTTTGTGGAAAAAAGCGTATATTTGCAAGCGGAATCCAACTCGGTGGCGGGGGATTTCTTTTCTTGCGCTTATCCCTCGCCACCTTTATCAACAAGCGCAAGATAACCATAAAAAGCGCAAGAAAATGGTACAAAACTTAGAAAATGAAATCTGGAAACCAGTGAAAGGGTACGAAGGTAAATATGAAGTCAGCAATCTTGGTAGAGTAAAAAGTTTGAATTATGCCAAAACTGGGATGGAACGTCTTATGAAGCCAAGCTCGTATTTGAACGGTTATTTGTTCGTAAACCTTAGAAAGGATGGGCAAGCATCTGGTCACCGTATTCACCGCTTAGTCTACGAGGCCTTTCGTGGTAAACTTCCAAAATGGGAGGCAACAATGAAAGGTAATGAAAGATGGGAGGTTAACCATATAAACGAGGTAAAGACAGACAATCGTCTTGAAAATCTTGAACTTGTCACTTGTACACAAAACAATAACCACGGAACACACGGGAAGAAGATTTCTCTTGCAAGGACACAAACTGTATATCAATACACGATAGACGGCAAACTTGTCAATGTATGGGACAGTGCTATGGAGTATATCAAGTTAGGGTATAGAAAATCAAATGTTTGTGCTTGTTGTAAAAAAAGATATGGCAGAGGGCGTAAAAGCAACAAGTACAAAGGTTACATTTGGAGCAGAGTACCACTGGAGGAAGGAGGTATAAATGCCAGGCGTTAAGATAATTTCTCCGCACAAAGGCTTCCAAGAGAAGTTCACTCGCACAGGCGTAGATGTTTGTGTAGCGGGCGGCTCGGTTTCAACGGGTAAGACATTTGGGGCTTGCCTTGCAATGGCTCAATATCTATTAGTCCCAAATTTTCGTGGTGTCTTCTTGCGTAATAATATAGATGATTTGAAAAGAGGCGGTGGTATTCTTGATACCTTTGCGGAACTCTATGGTGACAATGTAAGCATTGTAAGGTCTGACAATCCAAGAGTGGTTTATAAACCCACAGGAGCAACAATAGAGGTGACGCATGTTGCCGACCAATCGCATGACAAGGTAGAACAGCGTTTCAAAGGTGGTCAAGTCGATGTCGTGTACTTCGATGAAGCGACAGGCTTTGAATTTGAGACATTTACAACGATTGCAACTCGTAACCGTGGAACGACTGGCGGCAAAACACAAATCCTTATGACAACCAACCCGAAACGAAAGCACTGGCTTCGCAAGATGGTGGATTGGTACATCGGTTCTGACGGATATGTCGACCCTGCAAGAGAAGGTAGAGTTAGATATTTCTTTATCAACGGGAAAACTGTTGACGATATTATATGGGGGAGTACGAAAGAAGAGGTTTACCAACAAATTAAACCGCTTGTTGACGATGCTTTGGCTCACGCGGCAAAAGACGGTAAAGCTCTACCAAAAGACGCTTGGAAAAACACAATACTATCTTTTGTGTACTACCAAGGGTATATGTACGAGAACACAGAAAACATTGAACGAAACCCAAACTATTTGGGCAAGGTTTTAATGGCAGGTGGTGCTACTGCAAAAAACTACCTTGGCAATTGGGATGCCGATGAAGATGACGACAAGGATTTGCTTGTCACGCAAACTGATGTAGAGCGCATTTTTTTGAACGACCCTCAAGTTAATGGAGACAAGTGGATAACATGCGACCTTGCCGACACTGGCACTGACAATGTTGTAATGCTCGCTTGGAATGGTCTTCATGTTATTGGAATCGAGACAATATCACAATCAACGCCAAAAGAAAACGCTGAAAGACTGAAATCTTTCGCTATGCTACATGATATAGGTTATAACCACATTATTTACGATGCAATAAGGGCAAGATACATAAATGATTATATACCTAATGCAATTCCTTTTGAGAGTTACAGGGCGCCATTTGGAATCAACGCCTTGCAGTATGTCAAGTTGAAGGATTGCTGTTACGGTAAATTGATTTCGTTGATAAAAAACAACGGAATATCAATTTCTACAGATGTGGCTACAAAGGTTTATTCACACCAAAACCTTAGAACAAGGATTACAATAAAAGACGAGTTCGGAGAGGAAGCAAGAGTCGTTAGATATGTTGATGCACCAAACGGTAAAATTAGATTAGCGACCAAAAAAGAACTCAATAAGATGTTGGGTCACGGTCGTTCTATGGACTTGCTCGATGCGTTTGCTATGAGAACATATCCGCTTTTGAATATACAAGACGGTATGGAATTAGAAAGCGGAAGATTGCAATACGAAGAATACGAAAACGAAATAAATACTGGCGGTAGGGTCAATATATACGACGACTCGAATTTTGGCGTTTACTATGGATAACAAAACGACATAACTTATAAGAATATGACAAACGAGGAAATTAAAGAAACGATAGAGTATTTCAGAAAACAAGGACAGCAGATAAGGGTAAGGGATATTGCCTTTGTATTGCTATCAAAGATATTCGAGAGTGATGTTACTGCATATCAATGTCTTTTCGGTAATGAAGGGTATGACGAGTACATATCTTCTCCATTAAGGAAAGACATAGAGAGCTATTTGAAACTTCAAGGTAGAATAAAAAGCCAAAAATCTTCCGAAAGCGAACTTTCTTTTGAAGAAAACAAGCGTGAGATGCAGGGGCTTATAGACAGATTTGAGGAAGGTATGGCAAACGGCACAATCGACCCAGCAATAGGGTTGGCAAAAATAGCCGACATCCGCGTGAAGTTGAACGACAAGTTCAATGTGCAAGAAGAGCAACAAGAAAGGGTAATACAGGTATTGAAAAAGTTCAATGCCGTATGCGATTGTGGAAGAGAGATTTATGTTCCAACGAAAGAGGAACTTATGGAAGAATATAATCTAATCGAAAATACTCAAAACAATGGAAATCAATAACAACACACAAGATGTCGACGCTCTGCTTGCGTCGGCAAAAGTAGAGAGCGATGTAGCGGCTCTTTTGAAAGACCGCGACAGACTATTGAGGAAGAAGCCTTTCACGAGGGGTGGGACGATAAAACCCACCACAAGCGGAGGCTACAAAAACGGAGTGAGCCTTGGCACGAAGGTCACGGCGAAGCGCTCGACCATGAGAAGGACAGTAATCAGCCAAGATACATATTTGGCAGAGTTAGACCCGTACATGCACACCGTACTGTTCGACGAGAACATCCCGTCGATTTGCGTAAAGACCGCAGAGAACGGAGCGATGGAAATCAAGTTTGTGAAGTCGGCGTTCCCATTCCAGCAGTGTATTATGGAGAAGCAGACCTTGCACATGGCTTGCCTTCCGATGAAGTTCACGCTGTCTGACAAGAAACCGACCGATTCGATGCAAGAGGACTTCGTGACCTTCAAGCACTACTGGGACTTGCGCAACCAAGACGGAATGAAGGTCAAGATGGTGGCAACGGCGAAGTCGTTCGGTGACGCTGGCTTGCTGTACTATCTCGACCGTCACGGTGAAATCAAGTCGAGGCTTATCTCTTACGAGGACGGCTATGTCATCTGCTCGCACAATGATGTGAACGGAGACCGTATGCTTGAAGTGGTCTACTATGTCGATTCCGACAACAACGAGTGCATCGACTGCTGGGACGACCGTAATTTCTACCGTTTCACCACCACCGACACTGGCGACTACGAGTTGGTCGTTGAGCCGCATCCTTTCGGAGAGATACCGTTGATTACGAAGCGCACGGCTGTCGCTTGGGACAGGGGGCAGACCTTGATTGAGGGCTACGAGCGCACGGCTAACATCTTCCAAGTCTTGCAGAACAAGTTCGGTTGGGGATTGCTGTATGTGAAAGGTAGGATAGACCCCAACGCGAAGAAAATTGCAGGCAATATCGTCTTGAACGATGTGGGATACGAGGACAAAGGTGACGCGAAGTTCCTCGACCCGCCCAAGCCGCAGAACGGCATCGACACCCTCGACTTGATGTTCAAGCAAATCGAGATTGCCACTGGCACCACCTTCATCCTACCTTCCGACATCCACACCTCTTCGGACACAAGCGGCATCGCAGTGCAGATGACGCAGTCTTTGGACATCCAAACCGCGAAGAACGGCATCGTAGAGTGGCAGAATGTAGCCGACAAAATGGTACGCCTCTTCAAGCGCGGATTGGCAATCGAGTTGGTCAACAAGGGTATTAAGAAGGATGCAATCACTGAATTTGACAAACTCAACATCAACGCATCTTTCGACATTTGGCAACCGTACTCACAAGAATCTTACAACCAAATGCTATGCACGATGAAGAACTCTGGCATCTTGTCACAGTTGACGGCGACAGAACAAAATTCCATCAGTCGCCCAGACGAGTGGGAACGCTTGAAGAAGGAAGAGGCTGAAGCCATTGAAAAGGAGTTGGAGAAAGAGAGAAGGACTAAAGAGTTGGAGGCTCAATACTCCACTACTTCGCAAAACCAACAAGGAGGCGCAAAACAAGCCGAATGACGGTGTTTTGGAATCGAGTTGAAGGATTTATCCGTTTTTGAAAGAAAACCGCTTATTTATTAACTATATCAATTTCACCAATTCTGCGAAAGGGCGAGTAAATCAAACGCTCGCCTTTTTTTTGTGTCATAAAAAATGGCGGAAATGGATTTGGGTGTCCGTTTCCGCCGAAAAAACAATTAACCAATTTTAAAAACCTATGAGTATGGAAAAAGCAAGTTACTATCCTATATAGTTCGTTATGAACCTCATTATGTTCTCGACATCTGCGCATACCTCTGCCTTGTCCTTGTAGTCCTTCGAACGAATGGCAGGGGCGTCTTCCTCACCGTCATTTCTAACCGTTATCACCACATGCGTCATCTTAATTTCCCTTTCTATTATTTTGTTTTACAACCGTTTATCCGTTGATTTCCGATTAAGCGGATTTCAGCGTGCTTATTTTACTTTTCTCCTTCTCTTTATTTCTCTAATAACATTCCCTATTTCTTTCATTTCTTCAAAAGAGAAAAAATTATTTCGAGCAGCATTACATTCGACACAGCATGGCACGACATTATCAATTGTATGACCTTTTTTATTATCTATTCTGTCACAGCCAATCCTTTTGTCATCTCCACAATAAACACACTTTTGAGTCAGTATGTTATCAATCATCCACTCAATAGTAATATCACACGAATCAAAACCAAGTTTCTTATCTCTACATTTGTATGAAGAAATCATCTTTGAAGCCTTTGCTCGAATTTTAACAGACGGGTCGCTTATGTCTTTTGGCTTTTTTGAATCTCTATTTCCCCTTACTCCATAAACAATTTCTTCTGGCGTGTATTTCTTTTTTTTACTATGGTATCTAATACTCATAGCGTTTCTTGGTAGCCCCGTTTTTTCACTCCATTGTGAAAGATTTAGAGTCTCATCACCTATAGTTATATATATACCAGCTTTTAAGTCAGATGCCACATCTTTTGTTACCCAAGCAAAATTATCTGGTGAATATGGCTTTGTGACATCAGGTCTTCTGAACAAAAGACCTTTCTGATAAGTTTCAACAACATCGTTGTAAAAAGAACGATAATCTTTCCATTTCTCGTCAACGCCTATTCGCTTGCCCTTTTCAGTAAACATTATTCCTCTCCATGTGTTATATATATAAGGATGTTGCTTTACAATATCCGCTATATAGTCTTTTCTTTTCTTCGCAGACTCACGTAATGAAATGGAACGCTTCAATTTTTGTTCAGGAGGAAGTTCTTCGTGTCCTTTCACAAATTGACCCTTTTCGTTTCTTAACGCCATAACCTATTTAATTGTTATAAAAATGTTTTCTTTGTTCTTATGAGCAAAGATAAGAATTTCCATCAATTTATCAAAGGTTTTCACTGAATTTATCACTTTGCCTTTTACTTTGTTTTCACCTACAACGATACACCCAGATGTTGAATTTTCATCCGTACCTGGATGTATGAGAACGCCAGACCAACAAGGGACATTAAGCAGACGTGGCACAATGCCGCCATATTTCTTCGCCCACGGCTTGTTCCTGAACTTCGGCGACACGGTGTTCATGTCAATCTTGTATCGACCAGTTGGAATTGCCGTAAGCCCGTAGACCTTTCCGTGCTTGATTACATCTACTGGCATATCTGCCGACAAAGACCTGTCCTTGTCCTCTACGGTTTCCGAGAAACGCTTGCCGTTCACAAAGAGTATGCCTATCGTGTATGTCGGCTTCTTGTATCTTCTTTCAAGTGTAAGTTCCATATCGTTAATGTTTTAGTATTCCTTGCCAAGTTTCGCTCGGAATGTCTGCGTGACTGTCACGTTCTTCGGGTCTACCTCTATGCTCTTGAACACGAAGTTGTCACCGTTCTCCCATCTGAAGCAGAACCCAGCGCAGTGCTTGTGCCATTTCACTCCAGCCATGTCGCACTGCTTCATGCAAGGCTTCGTCTTGTCGATGCAGACCGCCTTGAAATACGCCGTTGATTCGTCGTTCCAAGTCTTGTTGTGCTCGTACTCAACGATGTCGCCTTCCGTTAGAGTGTCTGATGTCTTATACTTTTTCATCGGTGCAAAATTAGTCAGGTGATTATACATAAGTTTACATTTCGGTATATTGACGCTTCACTACCCCGACCAATGTCAGCGGCTCCACGTCCTCTGCCCCGTCCACCATGGGTGATATTTCTCCTATGAGATTCTGCTTCTGCAAACCGAACCTCTTTATGTTCAATGCCGCAAGCAAATCACGGTCGTTGTGCCTGCCACATTGTGGGCAATCCCATTCTCGGTCTTTCAATGTCAAGTCCTTGTTGATGTAACCGCAAAGGCACATCTTTGAACTTGGCTCAAATCGACCGATACGGATTAAATTCTTTCCGTACCAATCACATTTATACTGCAACTGACGGAAGAACTCCGACCAAGACACTGATGCTATATGTTTCGCAAGATTGTGGTTTTTGAGCATACCTTCAATATTCAAGTTCTCGATGATTACCGTTTGGTTTTCACGGACAATCCTTGAAGTGACTTTGTGGATGAAATTGACACGTCTGTTTCGTATCTTCTCATGTTGTTTTGCTACCGCCAATCTCGCTCTTTCTCTTCTGTTGCTTCCTTTTTGTTTTCTTGATAATCTTCTTTGTAATACTTTTAACCGCTTTTCATCTTTCTCCAAGTATTTAGGGTTTGAATACACTTGACCGTTAGATAGTACGGCAAAATCCTTTATACCGACATCAATACCTACGGATGTTTCAGTAGTAATCGGTGCTTTCTCTGGCACTGGTATGCCGTCATCGACAAGTATTGAGATGTAGTATTTGCCCGTCGGTGTCTTTGAAACCGTGGAAGTGCCTATCTTTCCGACAAACTCCTTGTTTTTGCCGAACTTCACTTCTCCAATCTTCGGCAGTTTTACCTTATGCGTATCGAAGTCAATAGATACACCCTGCACCAACTGGAAAGAGAATTTTCCGCGTTTCTTTGAATGGAACTTCGGAAATCCTCTCTTCTCTCGAAAGAAGCGTGTGAAAGCACTATCTATATTTCGGATGGACGATTGCAATGATTGGTTTGCAACCTCGCACAGCCACTTCGTTTCCTCCTGCTTTTTGAGTTCGGTCAGCCGTTTGCAACTATCGACCCAAGAAATACGGATTCCGTCTTTTTGATAGGCTTCAATGCGCTGATTAAGTGCCCAATTATACACAAATCTAACACAACCAAACGACTTCTCAAAGAAAGTAATTTGCTCATTGTTAGGGTATAATCTATATTTATACGTCTTAATCATCACTGCAAAGATACGAAATAAAAACTAAACTGACAAAATTTTAGTTTGTTTTTTGTGTAAAATTATATGTAGTTACCATTAGTCATTTTCTTGAAACAAATCCAACTGTTTGTGCGGAAAATCCAACTTTTCCTCTTCCTCCATCCTTGCGAGGAGTTCTTGGAGACGTCGGATTTCCGCTTTCACTTCCTCCTTAGTCATTGATTATTCTTCTCGCCTTTTCAGCCCATGCGTCTGGAATCTTGGCGTTCGGATGCTTCGTGCCGAACTGAATCTCCCATTCCCCGTGCGAGAGCTTAATCCTTGATTTCCAAGCCTTATCCCAATACCTTTGAAAAACGAACAAATCCTTGCTTCCGTCTCCTTCAAAGCGACCGTCTATGCCCCAAGTAAGACGCTGACCGTCGAGTTCGCCTGTGAGAATCTTCTCTCCGTCCTTCATCGCTGGCTGGACGTGCTTGACAATATCGCCAGTCCTCGTGACCACCTTCGGGTTGTGTTTTCCGACTTCCTCGCACCAAGGATAGGCGAACACGATTGTTGAGCGCACCCTCAATGCTATGCACTTCGACTCGTCAGGCTCTACCAAATACTTGATTTTCTCTTCGCTCATTGGTCTTTCTCCTTGCTCCTGAGAAATTCAACGTGTTCGTTCAGTTTCTGCAATTCAGACAAACAAGGCGAAGGCTCGTTGTAGAACGCCTTTTTTTTCATCATCTCTATCGCTTCGCCAATTGTTACATCGCCACAAATCACACGAGCCTCTTTTAGCGATTCTAAGATTTCCTTGTAATGGTACATTTTTTCAATCGCGTCCGATTGCTCTTTCGTTATAGATAAACTGTTGCTGCTCATATTATTCTCCTTTCTTGCCTTTTGTATGAATAATAGCCTTTTCGTCCCAATTACATTGTTCAGGCGCAAGGCATTGAATCACAAACATTTTTTGGCTTGCGTTATACACAATGTCGGTTACAATTTCTTTATAACCGTATCCGTTAGAAGACACAAAGAGATGGACAACCTCTTTGTCGCTTAATGCTTCGCAGTCAAACTGTTTTAACTTTTTTATTAATTCTTTTAGATTCATTTTATTCTCCTTTCTTGATTCTTTTTTTAAGTCTGTTGTCTCCGAGCTTATCAAATAGTCTCGAACATAACAGATATGTTAGTAAAAATAGAAAAGTTGTAACCGTGGCGAATAACCATCCACATAAAATATAAACAAAGACATCAACTAAGAAATCAAATTTAATCATACAAATCATGTCATTCTCCTTTCTTTGTTATCCCGTAAATGAAGTTCTCACTTGAATTTTTGCCTTCTATGGAGTCCAGAACGAGGTTCGTGCGGTAGTTGTCGTAGTATGCCGAGCACTCGATGTGGAATGTCACCACGACATTTTTCCCTACGCCAAGCCTTTCAAGTTGCTCAATCATCAGAGAGTCCCAAGTGATAAGGTAAAGTTGCGCAGACGCGCTTTCATCTTCCTCGTAAGCCTCGACGAGGACACTCCCCATCGACCATTCCTTTCCGCTTTTTGCCGTACCATAGCGTGGGATTGGCAACCTGCGGATGGTCGCGTTTGTCGTGAAAGTAAGCAAATACTTACCCGTATTGTCTTTTTCTATCATAAACAATCTTATTTCCTTTTTTTGCTTCCTACTGGTCTCGCGAATCCGTCAAACTCGTGTCTGTATCCCAATTCTCGCCAATAACGCTCTATGTCGCTGTCTACGACTTGACGGAGCAGGTGGGAATGATGGGATGAACTGACGGCGGCAATTTCCATCTTGTATGTCGCCAGCACGTTTTTCTTTGGCGATACGGTTACGCCAGACCTGCGCAGGGGTATGAACAAGCCTTTTTCGGGTTCGCCAGTGTCTGGATTCTCGCATTCCTCGAAGCGTGACCCTCTGATGTCGGATATTCTGATTGTGACATAGAAGTTCCTACCGTCGTAAGGCTTCACTCCGTATGCGGTCTGCAAACCGTCATCTTCTGATTGCTCGGTCAACGCTCCGTAGTCAAAGTTGTCTTCCATGATTGTCAGTGTTGTGTGATTCTTACCTTCGACTTGTCGCCATCGACAAGCGTGTACTTTGCGTCGCCGTACAGTTCGATGTTCAAGCGAGAGCCAGCGCACATCGCGATTTCCGCTGACGAGCCGTGAGACAAGACAACCGTGGGGTACTTGTTCATCGGCACGTTGACCTTCGCGCCCTTGCACTCCAAAAGATATACGATTGTCGTGTCCGCTTGGATGACTTCGCCAGAATGTCTGCAATAAAACTTGGAAGTGTAACCGCTCGGATACTCCACCGTCTTGCCGCCGTTGACGTACGCAGCGTATTCCTTGAGGAACTGCTCTATCGGCAACTGCACACCGTTCGCGTGCAGGTCGAACAGCCAAGCGCCGCCGTTGACGTCGCACAGCACGCGGAACAGCTCCGTCTTGTTGCTCGCAGCCGCTATCTTGCGCATGTAAGGGGTGCATACCCCACCTTGGCGAGACATCGCCTTGACCCATTCAACGACCGTCATTCGTCGTCCTCCTCCCATATCACGCGCTTGAAAGACCATCGCGCGAGACGAATCAAGTGCTTGCTCTTCTCGTCCTCTGGATACGGGTACGGCACATAGACCGTCGCGCAGCCCATCATAGCCTTCTCCAAGTGCTTGTACTCCACGTCGCCGACCGTGGCAACGACAGTCCGAGGACTCACAGCCTTGAAACGAGAGTCGAGCATTCGGTCGTCGCCGTACATGAGGAAGAAACGCTCGCTCTCGACACGCTCCTCCATGTTGTGCATCTTGTGACGCCACAACTCCTTCGTCGTGTCACCGACGATGAAAACCTTGTTGTTTCTCTTCTTGAAAATACACATAACTTATTATGTTTTAGTTGATTATATGCAGTCACTTAAAGTATCTGTTGAAGTGTCCTTGTCCCACCGCCACACCTTGTTAGCGTGCTTACGTATCGCACCCTTGCAGCAAGCGTAGATGCCTTGATACGTAGCACCCACCTTGTTGCTCTCCGCAGCGTCGACCAAACTCTCGTACTCTCGCTCCAAGCGCCCAGCAAGGTCGTACTGACCCACACGAACGCCTTCGTGCTTGTACTGCTTGTGGTTGCCGCCAGCGTCGCTACGGCGCTTCCGAGACCTTATCTCGCGCATCTCATCCTCGTCCAACCGCGCCTTCATAGCCTTACCTCCATATTGTCCTCTATCTCACGCAACCTGTCCGCATAACGGCGCAAAGCGCCTCCGATGAACGAGTGCGAATGAGCCTCGCACACCTTCGCGGCATCCCGCAACGTCTCAACTATCGTCGGATTCTCCCTTATGAAGTCCTCGACCGTCTTCTTATTGTCTTTCTTCTCTTCCATTCTTCTTGTCTTATTGTTCAACGCCGCAAAGATAGGAATAATTTTTATTTTGATAGGATTTATCACGATTTTTTTCTCATTCCTCGGGAAACTTGTACAAACCATCGTCGTGGTCTTCCCTGTCGTCTGGTCGTGCGTTTGTCATGGTAGCCTCCTTTCGTTTGGTTCAAAACAACGTCATTTGCGCTTGTTCGTTCCTTATCCGCTCGCAAGCCTTGTCGTAATACTCCTTGTTGAGTTCAAAGCCGATGTAGTGGCGTTTCTCCTTGATGCAGGCGATGGCGGTGGTCGCTGACCCCATGAACGGGTCGAGAACCGTATCACCTTCCATGGTAAAGTTGCGGATGAGCGTCTGTGGAAGTTGAAGCGGGAACACGGCTTTATGGTTGATGCCCTGACGTTGGTGGTTCTTCTGCAAACGGATGACGTTGCTGAATGTGCCACGGCCAGCGTTGAAGACATCGAATTGCCGTGCGATTGCGTTCTGCTTTGCAAAGACTATCACGAACTCGTACATGCTGTTCATCACTCGCTCTTGGATTGCTGGCTCTGCGTTTATCTTGTCCCATATCATAACCTCCTTGACGTTTTCGGCAAAGTGTCCGAGTAGTTTGCACAGAGCCACTTTGTTGCCCGTTATCAGTTGGATATTGTAGAAGACAAGGTTTTTGCTGATACGCAGCATTTCCTCAATACATTGCTTCTGCCATTCAAAGTACTCGTCAATCGGCAGACGGTCGCTGAGCATGTTGCCATACTTGTTCGGGTCTGTCGAACCCCATCCTCCATATTCGCCGTAATGAATACGCAGATTGAAGTTGTAGGGTGGCGATGTTATACAACAATCCACACTCCCGTCGGGGATGCGTTGCATACCGATTAGACAATCCTCGTTAAATATCGTGTCAAGTTCTATCATAGTCGTCACTTCCTTTGTGTTTGTATATGAAAATTCACGATTAGTATATGGCGGTTATACGGAAACATCATTCCGCGACCCTCTTCTTCACTATCGGCGCACGCTCGATGACAAGTTTCAAGTATGTGCGCTCCGTTATCTGCCCCTTGATGCCGAACTTCGGGTTGATGTAGTACCTGCCCCTGTCCTCGACATACAAACCAGTGTCCGCATCCAACTTCTTGGCCTTCGATATGAATCCATCGCTGCACAAGCGGTTGATACATACCCTAACATTGTTCGACGTGATGCTCTTGTCCTCGCATCTCACGCTCGTTATCACCGAACTCACATTGAAGTAGTTGCCCTCTGTGGCGACATTCCGCCCTCTGCTCAAAGACGACGAAAGTATGCAGTGTATGAATACCTTAATCTTTCGGCTCACATCATTCTCGCTCGCATCCAACCAAGGTCTTAGGTACATCACGAAAAACTCGCTCTCAGAGTGCATAGGCACTCCACGCACCAATTTCTTCATCTCACCAGTCCGCTCGTCTATCTCGGACTTGTTTTCCACCTCTTGCATTATCTTATTGTTGCTCATATAATTATCTCCTATCATTTAAAGCGTTTTGCAATGCAAATATACAACTTTTTTATTTCATACAATATAATATTTCATTAAATCCCGTAATATTCCGCCAATCCCAAAACTTATTACCACAGCCAAAGCATAAATCATTACCAAATCTGGTAACATCTTGCTATCCAGCCGTGGTAATATCCAAAATATCCACAAAACCGCCGAAAATACCAATGTTTATTAGCTCTCCCAACGATTCTGAAAAGCAATCACCTATATACTCTTTATGTGCTTTTCTCCCATCTCTCTTTTTATCACTTTCCAACACGACAATTCTTTAAATCCTTCAAATCTTATTCAAACAAAAAAAAATAAAAATTTTTCTGAACGAAAAATACAAAAAATATAGGAAAAATCTTAAAAAGATGAAAATTGATAAAAATTATTTTAAATCCGAAACGAAAATTTCGAGGGCTGACAGAGTGGCTTCCGTCTGAGTGTATGGGAGGGGTAGTACACTAAAACACTACATTTTAGGTCGTGGCACGCTTTTTGACGGTGTGTAATTCCACGTGGAAATATCACAATTTTCCACACTTTTCCACAATTTTTCCGTTATCCGATTTTTTATAATTGTTTGATAGTCAGATATTTAGATATTTGGCACGGGCTTTGCCTTATGTGTGTGCGGTTCTTTGATTGATTGCAAGCAGCACCGAAACGGCGCCCGCCGTTTGTGTTGTTAGTCCTGCCTATTGAGGCGGGCCGCCGTCAGTCCGTGACTGGCACCCCTGACAATTGCAGCCCTGCAATTGAAGACAATGAGACCACAGGCCGAGCCTGTTTGGGGTTAAAAGGCGGTTCTTTGACATGTTGAAAGCGAAGGCTAAAAGATAAACCCTTTTAGCGTATAAACACACGGAGCCAGCGCGAGGGCGCGAGGCCGTCCCGCAAGTGGTCGGGACATTTGCAAGGCGTGTTTTTTCGGCGTAATAAGCAGAACGGCGAAGCCTCCACGATTGCCACGAGAGGCGGCGCAATATGGCGAAATCGGGAAAAACAAAGGCGGCAAAAAAAAAGGATTGCAGGACGGAACGAGGCGAAAAAAAGGATAACAGATAAACGACTCTGTTAGCATGGAAAAAGGCGAAATAAAAGAAAGTACGGGAAAACGTGTGACCCACCACCACGAAGAAAGATAAACCTTTCAAGCGTACCACCACCGAAACGAAAGCAACGGCGGCGGCGGGTGCTAAACTAAAAAATTGAAAGTTGGCAAGTAACGAGGCGGCAACGGGTAACGAAAGAACGAGGAAAAAAGCAAAGGCGACATTTTGAGGACTGGCGAAGCCTCAAATATGGTGCTTTTCGTGGGTGCTTTGCATGGCGCAATTTTGGGGCGGTTCGATTCCGCCAGCACCCGCAAAAACTAACTAATTAAATTATTTATTTCGGCGTGCCAGATGCCAAAATAAGACCGTAGGGCAACGGCAAAAGTTATGGAAAACACCAACAACAAGAACAACACCAACAACAAGAACGAAAAGAATGAAAAGGCCGCAAGATTCCAGGCCGAAAGACTTGAAAAGGCCGTCAATCGTTTTGAGGCTGCAAAGGTTTACACCGAAAAGAAAACGGGCGCCGTTTCTGAGCTTCTCAGACAGGCCAAAAGCGCCCGTATTTCTGCAATGAATGTTGAAGAACTTGCAAATGTTTGTGTAAAAAGAACAAAAGAACTATCTTCGATTGCAGGGGTAAATAAAGACCTTTTGCGCTACCTCAAAAAAGACGTGGCCGACGCTATCCGTGCCAACATTGGAGCCGAAAAACTGGCTTTGTTTGTGGACTGCAATAGGGGCGAGTTCAAAGTAGATATGGCCATCAAATACGCATGTGCCGCCAGCAGAAACGAGGATATTAAGGCTATTTTGAAGGCCATGAAGAAGGCCAGCAAATAAGCATTTGCACACGTGTACACGATAATAAGGGAATGGGCATGGAATAACTGTGCCTGTTCCCTTGCATTTATAACCTAAAAACAATTGTATCATGTTTAGAATTGAAGTTCACGATTATTATTTAGGCGTATGGTTCGAGGCTGCAAAGTTGCATTTTGAACCGACAGAGGGCGTAATAGATTCAATAATAAAGAACTATTGTGGCTATTGCATGGCTAATATTGATATGGCACGAGTGTACAAGGGCAGGAGAATAGTTTGGGAGAGGTGTTTTGAATAGTGGGAGAACTGGGTTGAATTGAATAGGGTAGAATAGGCCGTGAAATCGTTTGGGATTGCTATGAAAATAGAGCGGGTTCGAGTCCCGTCGCGGCCACGAAAAACTATAAATCGTTACAACTATGAAAAAAGAAAAAGTCTACAAATGGCATTGTGTGCTTATTGAAAAGAATGGTGGCTTGTGGTCTGAATTTATCCACAGGGTTGAGAATTATTGCACTTTTGGTGCGAATGTGTCGCAGCCAGAGGCTTTTGCGCATTGTTGCCAAGTCTACGGGAAAAAGTACGATGTCATCGACGTGTATAGTGAAGAATAATATATACATTATTTGCACGCGCGATTAGGACGTCTGCACCCGCACGCATGAGGTACGAATAATTTAACGTGCTGGTGCTCGTGCGTGTGTGAATTTCTTTTGAATTTGTCAAGTGAAAAATCAACTTAAAAATAATAGCCTTATGAAAATCTTAAAAGAGCACGTTTGTGGACACAATAGCGAATTGGGTCTTCTTGATGTCGTTGTTGAGGAATCGAGAACGAATTTCTATGTAACTGCGAAGCCAGTGAACTACGAACTTCCGATTATGGTACAATGGAAAGTGACGAAGAAACAAGAATCGGATTGGCTGAAAGCCTACCACATTGCATTCAATGAATGGCGTGAACGAAACAAGAACCTTAAAAGATTTTGAACCATGAAAAAGCAACAAGAATTGAGCGGGGCGACCGCTTTGAACTTTGTGGAAAATCTCGAAGCGAGAATTTCCCAGATGGAGAATGATGCAGCCGAGAATTGGCAGCAATACTACGTGAACCATGTCACGAGTGAGTTCTTCACTCGTGGTTTGGCGAATATGCCTGAGAGACAGGAACAAGACCGCCAATATTATTTGGCGAGCGCAAGGGAGCGCATTTTGTCGAATTTGCGCTATTACCTTGCGTTGCCGAGCGACAAGGTACGCACGAAGGAGGATGCCGAACACTTGGCGTACCGAATCCAGTTGCAGAAGGCTGCACAGAGAATTTGCGACAGATACGGAATAGAACTAAACTAATAACCTTAAAACTATACGACAATGGAAAGCAAAAGAGTTTATGCAATCAAGACGAAAAGTTTTGATGGGAATGGGCATCTTGTCTGCGAGGGAATTGTAGGAATTTGCACATCGTTGAAAAAGGCACTTGCCGCGATGGACAGCCAACGGGAGTTAGCCAAGAGTTGCAACGCGATTTTTGACGATGTGGATTGGCCAGAATGCCAATTCATGTACCACTATGGCGAACAGCCGTGCGCCTACTACCTTTATGAACTGTGGTGGTATGAGTTGAACGATGAATCGTTGACGAGATACGACAGAGTTTTGCCGAAAATAAAATACTAACAATCAACCAACTAAAACAATACAACTATGAAGAATTTAAGAAACTACATCTTTGCCATCATGATTATGGTGGGCGTTTCGATGGCGGACTCCACGGGGATTTGGTTCGCTGTGTCAATGGGTCTTTGCTTGGTGCCTGCAATCGTGCTGGGCATCGAGGAACTGAACAAGCGCAAAGCCTATGAGAAGGCGAAGGCGAACAGTGAAAACATTGATTACTTGACCGACCTCGTTATGTTCGGCGAGTGGGAAATGAATTGACAGGAGGAACAGCAATGAGAAGTTTCAAGAATTGGAAGAGGATTTCAGAGAATCCGTGCGGCGGCTACTATCATGTTTGGTGCCGTGAATTTCATGCTGACGAACCTTATGACGGAGGAATTGAGATTTTTGAGCACTTGAACAGCAACCGTTTACGTTATCAAGTTTCAGCACATTGCGTGGTGATGTTTGACTTAGTGCGTGAAAAAGACAATTTCTTTGATACCTTGGAAGATGCCGTCGCTTATTCCGAGAATTGTGTAAAGGAATACAACAGAAGAATCAGCGAGAAGACGGTCAACGGCATTTTGAAAGACTTGGGACAGCCTTTCCTGAACAGAATCGGATGGACGGAGAAGGACACCGAGGAATTGACGGAATTAGTAGAAACCTTATAACATAACAGAAATGAAAGTCTACATTGTACAAGACTACGCCAACGTAATAATGGGCGTCTATGCGCATCGCAAGGACGCCAACAAAGTCCGCGACTACCTCGGCGCGGGTCACTTTGTGACGGAATACGAGGTGAAAACGGAAATCAGTAACCAATAAAATCTAACAAAATGAAAACAAACGAGACAAAACAAGAATTTATCGCACGCTTGAAAAAAGAAATCGAGAACAGAAAATCGTTGCGTGCATTTTACGAGAATGAATGGCCGATGCTCCTGAAGAAATGGGACGGCAAGGTGTTCAACAAGCGTTTCAAGGATGCCGTTGAAGAAGAGTTGCGCAAAATCTCGCCGTTGATGTATGCCAAGTTCACGGAACAAGGCGTAGGTCACAATTCATACTCAAACATCAACGACAAGCCTATTGTCCAGATGATTGTATGTTGCAGGAATTCTCAGAACAACTACAACGACAGGGAAGAATTGTACACGAATATCGTGTGCCGTTACGACGACAACTTCAACAGTAGGATTTCCGCAGAGGACACGCCTACGGAGCATTTCACAATCGTGTGGTTCAAGAATTTCAACGAGGAGACGGAGAACGAGGAGGGAATCATTGAGAACTACGACAAATACTTTGAGGTTGCAGAGAAGATGGAGAAAACGGTCAAGGAATACAACAGCCTTCCGTACCGTTTCCGTGCGAACATGGACACGACATACACAAGAGTCAATTAACCATTAAAAACGAAAGAAAATGATAACAGAAGAACTGCTGAAACAAGCACTTAACGAACAACTTTGCAGAACGCAGGTTGCGAATGTGACAAGCCATCATGCCTACGACCTGTATGACTTGGAACTTACAAACAACAACATCACCACGACGGAACTTGCGGCAATCTCCGAAGTGACGGGTGACGATGACCTTCAAGTCGAGTCGAGAGGGAATTGGCTGTATGTAGTAGCCACAATCGACGACGATATGATAGAGGAAATAAGAGAACAATACGAATAACGCTTAAAAACACACGGCAATGGTAACACTTACAAAAAATGATTTCAACCTGTTGGAAATCGAAAAGGTTTCCCACGGAAACTTCAAACCAATCGAATGGCACGACTTGTCTGATTTCCAAGCGCAAGGCTTGAAATGGATAGGTGATGCACTGCGGCAAAAAGAGTCTCAATACTTCTGGTGTAATGGTGCATACTGCTGGTACACCGACGGCAAACAAGACCACGAGCAATGCGTGTGGATGACCGAGAACGGAATCGTGATGTTCGAGGACATCACGAAAGGAGAACTTTACAGAATCGAATTTATTAACCGATAAAGACAGACGGCAATGGAAAACATACTTTATTTCTGTGGCGTCGACGAATGGGACAGACCCGTGTTCAAATGCCTTTTCAACAACCTTTACTACTGTGACACCGACCATCTTTTCAGAAGCGATGTAAAGGAAGATGAAATCATCGAAAGATACAAGGAAATCGGCACATCCACGATATGCTACAAGGGCAAGTGGTTTAACTCCGAGCCTGAGGGAGGAGGACACCGTGACTACGAAATCGTCACGAAGGAAGAAGCCAAAAAGGAATTTGGAGATTTCCTGACAAAGATGTTCACCGAAGAAACGGAACAGCACAAGGAGTTCAGAATAGAACACAAGAAAAAGTTCTTCGAGAGAGTCGGCGACTTCAACTATGTTGATGAAGTGGACAATCCGAAACACATACGCAAAGGCGAATTGGTAATAGTCCGCAACGGCTATGACATACCAGTCGGCCCGTTTGAAGTACTCGGATTCGAGGATGACATCAAAGACAAGAAGTTGTTCCTCGACTGGGACTGCTACTGGGTAACAAAATCAATAAGCAAGGTCTTGACAATAATAACTAAACTCTGAAAAAAAATGGAAAACGAGAAAAAAATGTGTGCGGAACTTGAAAGAAACTGCACGGCAAACAAGGTCAAACTTTTAGACCTTATGAAATGCTACGACCTCGCCAAACTCGGAAACGAGGTTCAAAGGCAGGAGTTCAAGGACATCTACAACGAGGTACTGGCGGCAAATGAGTTCTTCTGTAAATCAGATGAAATTGAAAGAATCGGTATCAAGAAAGGAGACCGAATCACCGACGGGGGCAACCTCTGGACACTTGACGAAGACGACTTCAACAAGGTGATGGAACTTGCGCTGCCGTTGCAGGTCGAGCGCGGGTTGACGGATGACAAGGGCTACTACATCACGAACTGGCTCACGATTGAGATTGGAGCAAAGAACGAACTTGTCAACTTCATCATCGACAACATACTTCCCAAATCATTGAGGGAAGGATTTGAAAAGGCAAGGACAAGCATCGTCTACCAAGACAAACTCCTTGACATCATCTACAAACAATTCAAAACAAAAGAGCAATGAAAAAGTACACAAAAAAAGCATACGAGCAGTACCTCAACGATATGAGCGACTGCGTTAGAGAAGAGGATTTCATAATGTGCGGAAAGATGCGTCACGGAAAGTACGGGACAATGCTACGAAAGTACGACCCTATCGGTTTTGAAATCGGATTCAACGAATGGAAAAGAGAACACAATGGTGCAATCTAAACGAAAGGGAGCAACAATGAACGAGACTTATGAAGATGCCAAACTTCTTGCGATGGGCATACTCAACTACATCAATGCTTTTGACGAGCAAGGAGGAAACAAACAAGCGATGTCACGCTGCCTTTGGGAAGCGGAAATGAGATGCATCGAACTTAAATTCACGATAGAAACATTGAAAAATCAACTAAACAAATAAGACAATGGAACAAATCACGAGAAAGCAGGTGCAAATGATGGGCAGCGCACCGACCTACGAAGGACTTGAATCGCTCATCAAGGAGAAAATGTATTGGAAGGAAGTCCACATCGAGGAATCCGAACGATACGAGGCACGTTGGGGCAAGGTCTATGACGTGTCGAACGCGAAAGGGCTACTTGACGGTACATTCATCATCAAGCCCAACAAGGGACGTTGGGGAATCTATTACATCAAATAACGAAAGGGCAAACAAATGAAAATAAACAAGGAAAGAGAAAAAAGAATTGAGACCTTGTGCAGATACTTGGGCAAGCAATCCGCAACCGTGACATCATGCAGATGCACAGGCAGTTGGGCGGGGTCAACCGACTACAGCCTGCTTTTCAACGACGGGACAAAGATGTTCATATCCAACTCGTCGTCGGGCAGGGATGCCTTTGACGCAACAATAGACGAGTACAACGACCACTTCCACATGATTACAGTGAACAAGGGGAAGATGTTGGAACTTCTCATAAGATACGAGAAGAAGGACAACGAACTTGCCGACACTGGAATATACGGCCTGAAGAAATACGAAACAAAGGACATCGTGTTCGGAATCGACAGCACGGGATATGTGTACATCGCTCCAATCATCGAAATCGAAGGCGAGCGTTACATGATGAAAGAGACTGGAATCAAATATG